CCCTAACCCCCCCTCGAGCCAGGTCGAATACCTGGCTCGCCCCCCTCGAGCCAGGTATTATTGACCTGGCTCAGTACCCCTTACCCAGGAGCATATCGATGCGACGGAAATCATCCTTCGGGAAACACAACAAGGCATACAAGCGGGCGAAATCCCGCACCCGGGCCATCAACAGCCCGGCAATGGTCCTGCGTGGTGGACGCCGGCTCTAATGCCGTGCGCCGCCCCGCTGACCGCCTATCGGCCCACCAACGGTGGGCCGGTTCGTTTCAGCCGACCCCAAGAAACCACCTACAACTCAATCCAATTACCATGCGGCAAATGCTTGCTCTGCCGCGAAGAACACGCACGTCAGTGGGCTGTTCGCATAACCAACGAAGCATCCCTTTGGGAGCTGAATTCATTCGTCACACTTACATACGACGATGAACACCTACCGGCGAACGAACAACTCAATTACAAAGACCTTCAAGACTTCTGGAAACGACTCCGCAAACGGGTCGGACCTCTCCGATACTATTCAGTCGGAGAATATGGCGATAAAACAAATCGCCCTCACTATCACGCGTGCATCTTCGGGCACGCATTCGAAACAGACCGCAAAATACTGCGGACTGAACCATACTTGCTATGGACAAGCCCCACGCTTCTAGAAACATGGGGCAAAGGGCACGTCTCAGTCGGTGCCCTCACATTCCAAACGGCCCAATACACCGCTTCCTACGTAACGAAAAAGCTCGGCTATAAGTACAGATACAAACAGCTAGACCGCGAAAGCGGCGAACTCTTGGACATGGTCCAACCCCGAGCATTCATCAGTAACGGCGGTGGCCGTCAAACAGGAAGGCAAGCCGCTATCGGCAAACTCTTCCTGGAAAAACATGGGACACACATCTATGACCACGACAGGGTCATCATCAATGGCAAACCTCAAAAACCCCCAAAATACTACGATAACTGGCTAAAAACTCACAACCTAAACCAACACACCCTCATTAAAGAGGAAAGGACAAAAAACGCTATAAAGCTCACTCCTGAACAACTACGTGCGTGTGCGACTAACGCGCGCGCGCGAAAAAAACTCAAAACTTCTACAATCTAGGAAAACGACAGTGAATAGAAACAAAACAGCCAGACAGAAAAACTTTGCCACAGTCCCTCGGAGCGATATACCACGCTCCAAATTCAAAATGCGCCAAACGCGCAAACAGGCGTTCAACGCCTCGGAACTCGTTCCCATCATGTGCGAGGAAGTACTCCCCGGCGACGTGTGGCAGCATCGGGAATCCGTCATGGCACGCCTCGCAACTCCCATCGCACCCGTAGTCGATGACCTCGACCTCGAAACGTTCTATTTCTTCGTGCCAAATCGCATCGTCGACCCAAATTGGGAAGACTTCATCACCGGCACAAACACTGCACTCGTGTTGCCTCGGTTCTTCCCTCAAACAGCTATCGCATATGCGGTAGCACCAAACTCCGTCCTCGATCACTTCGGAATTCTTCCGCAGACCTTCACAGTCACCATTCCGCGCTTCAACGCATTACCCGTATTCGGTTACTTCACAATCTGGAACCAGTGGTTCCGCGATCAGAATCTCCAATCTGAGTGGATCTGGCCGGACACATGGACGGAAAACAGCACGCTCGACATCACGCAAGACGCGACCGACTGGGCGCAGCAGTGCCTCCGCGTCAACAAACGGCACGATTACTTCACCAGCAGCCTCCCGTGGGCGCAAAAGGGCAGCCCCGTCACCATGCCACTTGGCACGACCGCGCCTGTCATACCGTCCGCGAGCGGCGCGTTTCCCACCTTCATCAACGAAGGCGGTGCCGGCTCGGCACGCGCTCTCGGCACAAATCTCGGCGCGTCGACCGTCAACTGGGTCGACACTGGCTCACCTTACAATCTCATCAACGGCACGTCGGCCACTCCCACCCGGCAGGAATGGGAAGCATCGGGCCTCGTGGCAGACCTCTCTGCGGCAACGGCCGCAACAATCAACAGCATCCGACTCGCTGTCACGACTCAACGCCTCTTGGAACTCGACGCACGCGGCGGTAGCCGATACGTCGAAAACCTCATGGCACACTGGGGCGTCCGCGCAAAAGACTACCGTCTGCAAATTCCGGAATATCTCGGCGGCAGCAAAATCTCCGTCACGGTGAATCCCATCGCTCAGACTGCGGCATATGACGCAGCTACCGGCGAATCACCACTCGGCAATCTCGGCGCCGAAATGCACGCCTCCGGCCACAAAAAAACCTTCACGTACGCATCGGAAGAACATGGCTACATCATCGGCCTCGCCGTGGCACGCGCTACTCCTACGTATCAGCAGGGCACGCGCCGGCACTGGCGCAGAACAACCCGTCTCGACTTCCCCGATCCCGTCTTCGCAAACATCGGCGAACAAGCCGTGGCAACCGAAGAAATCTACCAGCCACCCAACAACACACCGGCAAACGCCGTCTGGGGCTATCAGGAACGGTACGCAGAAATGCGGTACACCCCCAACGAAATCACCGGCGTTCTTCGGTCCACAAACGCGACTCCGCTTGACTGGTGGCACTACTCCGAGGAATTCGGATCAGAACCCGCTCTCAACGCGTCGTTCATCACAGACAAAACGCAGGAAACGCTAGAGCGTTCGCTCGCGACCGACACTGCCGCACAGTGGTCGGCGCAAATCATCATGGATATCCTGCACGACAGCACAGTCGCTCGACTGCTCCCAACGTACGGCGTTCCCGGCCTCGTCCGGTTCTAAAGGAGAATCCCATGGGATGGTTCGGCGACCTCGCAAAAACAAGCGCAAAAGTTGTCAAGTGGGTCGGTCCGGCAGCACTCGCGCCACTAACTGGTGGCGCGTCTCTGTCCGCTTACGGCATGTACGGGCAATCAAGCGCAAACAAAACCAACCTGAAATCCGCTCAAGCTCAAATGGATTTTCAGGAACGCATGTCATCTACGGAGGTACAACGTCGCGTTAAGGATCTAATCGCAGCAGGCATGAATCCCATGCTCGCATCACAAACTGGCGCTAGCTCAGCATCAGGCGCAAGGGCGGAAGTTCAGAATGAACTCGCCGGCATGGGCAGTACTGCCATGCAGATGCAAATGCAACGTCAGCAACTCGAAGGTATGCAACTGGGAAACAGGCTTACCCTTGCGCAAATCTCAAAAACTCACGCGGAAACTCAACTTACAGAAAATTCGGCGGGTCTCGTAGGCCTACAGGCAAATCAAATTGCACCCGCCATCGACAAAGTCATCGCGGAAACAAAAAACATCCTCACTGACACAGAACTCAAGGAAATACAGAAAAATCACGGAAAACTCACAAACGCGCAGCTCGAAAAAATCCAGCCTATGTTGGCTGAATACCAGAGACTCATCAACGAAGGCGAACGACTCGGACTTTCCGAAAAGGAAGTCACGTCGAAATGGTTTGAAGGACCAGCCGGCGGCGGCGGTCGAGCCGCCAACATGATGAGGGATATAATCATGATTCTCAGGAGCTTGAAATGATCATCAAACAGGATCAGTACATCGTCAGGGCACGTCGCTTGGCGACAATCAACACTCAACCTTCCGAAACCGATCAGTCCGGTGCGGAAGATACCGACATCAATGTCATCGTGAAACGCTACGGCGTATTCGGTACCGTGCCATCGGGCACGAAAACGCCAAACTACGGCGCGGACTTGTCAGAAGTCCCGACCGACCTCCGCGACATGATCGAAGCAGCTCGCATGCTCGAAATCTATCGCGGGGAACTCCCGGAATCACTCCGGGCACTGAACGTCAACGATCTGCTTACGTTGACTCCTGCCGCAATCGCGGCTATTCTCAATCCGCCGGCACCTCCGGCGCATAAGGAAATTCCGTGAAAATTTACGCAATCAAGGACCGTCTCATCGGCTACTTCCTGACTCCTTTTATCGCGCCAAGCGATAAAGAAATCATGGGCGGCATCGCCCATGAAATCAACCGTCCGGACAATCTCGCGGCGATCGCACAGTCGCCGCACCACTTTGAAATCTACACACTCGGAGAAATCGATGACGAAGGAAACATCACCGTCCGCAAAGAATTCATCTGCGACTGCGGGAGCCTCGTTCGTACTGGACGGGAAGCCGCCAAAACCGCTACTGATTCAGCTGCGGGAACGCCTCGCGAAAGCACAAACGGAACTCTCCGAAATCGAGGCGACGCCGGTGCCTTCAATCAGTCTGTACAAAAAGGCGAGAAAATCGAACATCAGTCGTCTTAAGATCTACATGAGCGATCTGCGGGAAGCAATCGCTTACGAAGAACAGACGACAATCTGAGCACCAACGGTGCGCCTAGCCCTTCTGCTACTAGATCTAGAAGGGCTAGGTGACACCGTCACCCTAACCCCCCCTCGAGCCAGGTCGAATACCTGGCTCGCCCCCCTCGAGCCAGGTATTATTGACCTGGCTCAGTACCCCTTACCCAGGAGCATATCGATGCGACGGAAATCATCCTTCGG